ATAACATGAATTATAGGGTTGACATTACATTTTAATTTTATTATAATTAAATTGTTATCAAACAAACTAAACCAATGGCTAACGAACAAACAAAAGCTGTTATGGAATTGGTTCTTATACAGATTCAATATTTAGAAACTGTAGGGGTTCCAGAAAACCACGAACAACTTAAAAATCTTAAAGGTTGGGTAATCAATCAAAAGCTAGACGAACTAGGCGGAAAGACAATTTTGGAGGTAGCACGATGACAAATTTCTTTATGGTTATGTGCGCGACAGGAATCTTTTACTTGGGATTCGATGGAGCGTTGACCGATATGACCCGCAACGATTGTGCGGCGGGTGTTCAAGCGGCTTGCGAGGTGTTGCGATGAAATATCAAACCAAAACAGACAAACGCGGAAGATTGATTGAAATTCATGTTCCGCTAGAAAAGCAAGACGATATGTTTTGCAGATTCAATTATTCACGTTCAGTTATGGATGACGGAACAGAAGTATGTTTTGCGAGAGTAAGTGACGATGGATGTTCCGCGGCGATATGTTGCGGAAGATCACCAAAAGAAGCACTTGTCGAAGCTATTGAAACAGATTCAAAACATAATGTGTTTCACGGAACAGACGAACAAAAATTCGCCAAAAGAAATATTTTAAGGGGAATTATTTGTGAAATGGTAGAGGAAGTTGCGCAATGAGAAAAATTACTATTGAACTTTATGCCAACAACGAGTATGCACTTGATGAAAGGTTAAAACAAATTAAATGGGATATTAACAATATTATTTGGCCTTCGTCTTGTTTTTCAGAAGGAAGCCGTAAACGCCTTGAATCAGGTTGCATTGAAGAAGAAACAGAATACAAGCTAACCGATTATGAATACGACAAAGAAAATCCTAATTGGCGTTATGGTCAAAGACAAGATTGCGTTGGCAAGTGGAAAATGCAAGTTGTACCTGATGAAGAATACGTTAAGTTTCAGGAGAGTCCAGACTTATGAGTAAAAAATACGATTACAAAGATCAAGAACTTGATTTGAAGATGCGAATTAAGTTTTTAGAAAAAAAACTACGCGAACCCGATCACGGGGTCGAACAATATGAAGAATGGCAAAGTAATCTGGAAATGGTTACTGATGAACTCACAAAACTACAGGTCAAAAAATTTAAATATTTTCTTAGCAAGTGGGTTCATAACTTTAAAGAATCAAATCAATTAATTAATGTTGTTGATTGTATGTTTGCGGCATTAGAAGAAGAAGATCAAAAGGATGTTGCTTCAAAGTGGTATCATAGGGTTATAAAAGAAAAAGATATAAAACATTATCAGCTATTGGCAAAATATACAAAAGAAGAAAACGAAACATTAAAAAAACGATTAAAAACTTTTCAAAAAGAGAAGAAAAAAGAAGTAAAACAACTTACAAATGCCCGTTTATTATTATTTAGAAAAAAAGAAGCTGAGTTTAAAAAAGAGAAGAAAGAAGCTATAAAACAAAGTAAGGAGGATATTTCAAAAAATTTTGATACCTTACTCAGGGGAAATACTATGGAATTAAATAGATGTCGAAATAAAATTTTTGAACAAGAAAAGATCATAAATTCATATATTGAACAGAAGAATGAATTACAAAACAAAATTTTACAACTTACAGAAAAACAGGGGGTAGAACAATGAAAGATCAGGAACAACTTAAATCATTAAATCAATTACTTTCTTTGGTTATTGGTGGGCGTATTGCAAGACAAACAGAACATCTGAAAAACGCTCCTATCAATCGTATTAATCACGCGCAAAAGATTATTGCTGATACTGAACTCAAAGATGTGACAAAAGACTTGCAAGATTGGTCGAATCTTAGTCCAGAATATTCAGATGCTTCAAGACGCCTTTCACAAGTAGAAAGAAAAATGGATTCTTTGAAAAGTTTAAAAGTACTTGCAGAAATGGTTGAAGAAAATGTAAGGGATGCGGCGCTTGCGGCTGTCCGCGAAGGTGCAAATTCTGATGGGTTTTTATTTGATGAATATAACGAATGGGAGGGCAAGTATAAATGAAGAAAGCAACAAATGGCTTAAGGACTTTTTACAACTTACAAACTTCAGCTATTCGTATGATTGAATTATCAATAGAAGATAAAATATCATTAATTAGGTTAAAATCTGTTCGCGATTTAATAGATACAGCAATAAAAAATATAGAGGAGAAGAAATGAAAAGATATAGATTTTCAAGCGGGGATGAAGAAACATCGCGCAGGGCTGAACAACAGTTTTTACGCATTACAGAAAATATGACCGATGAACAACGCGAAGCCGTTCTCGATTGTTTAATAAAAATGCAAAAACAATTATTTTTTCAAGAGCCGTGGTTGATGAAAAAGTTTTCAGGAAAAGAACAGGCGCAGATATTGGCGCAGTATACAAAAGAAGAACAATTGATAATGCTTGCAAGGTTCGATCTTGAATTACAACATTGGAAAGATAAAAATAGTTGACAATATTATTTAATTATATTATAATTAAGTTGTAAGCAAACCAATCAAACAAATGTTATTCCAAAAAACAATCACAACTCACGAATACATTACAGGCAATCGTGAGGTCAACTGGTATTTCGAGCATCAGGAAGGCAACGAGTTCGGATATTTAGTTATCATCACTAATGGCCGTATTGATCGCGAACAAAGATATGAAGCTAAAGAGTTTTATGAATTGATTGAAAAAACAAAGCAATTGATTCCTGAATGTTGGGAAGGTTGGAATGGAGACAACTTCAATCACAATTATAATTACATGACTCCTGAAGACTTCGCCGAAACAATGTATGAGGAGGTTGCTTAATTATGGATAGTTTTTTACATAATCATCAAGCCGCGCTTGATAGCCAAAGAGAAGCGCAGGCAATACGAGATCGCGGCGATGATGAAGATGACAAGTATTTCAACCATGAATACGATTTAGAAGATGACAATTTTTTCGATGATTGAAACACCTTCTTTACTTTCGCCATGTGGCTCTTATCAGGTTGACTTTTTCCCAATAAAAGGTCGATCTGATATTTTTCTAAGATGTGGTGTTTTTGAAGGTTTAGTTGAATTTCAAGAATGTGTATCTCACACGGAAATGTTTCGCGAAGTAGAAAGCAAAAGATTCAGGAAATTTAGAACAATAGGGCAAAATAAAATACCGCAAGAAATAATTATATGAAAGATAAATATTCAATCAAGCCTGTTTTAAGTTCAGAATGTTATGAATGGTTTTTAAAAAAACACTATGCGCGAAGATTGCCGAATATAAACTGCGCTTTTGGGTTGTACGATAATTTGAATCTTTTACAGGGCGTTTGCAGCTTCGGAAAGCCTATGAGCCATACATTGGTATCTGGCGCTGTAAATGGCCTATATCAAAATAATTTTCTGGAACTTAATAGATTAGTAATCAATGAAGGATTAGAAAAAAATGTTCTAAGTTTTTTTGTTTCTGGTTGCTTAAATAGATTGCCGAAGCCATCGGTTGTTGTTTCATATGCTGATACATCGCAAGGGCATCACGGGTTTATATATCAAGCTACAAATTGGATTTATACAGGATTAAGCGCAAAATTCAAAGATTATGCTGTTAAAGGTCTTGAGCATATGCACCACAGTTCGATTGAAGATAGCGTTGGCCGCTATGACGAAAACAAAAATATAAATAAGCATGAGTTATTAAGAAAAAAATATGGCGACAGACTCTATATGAAAGAACGTCCGCGAAAACATAGATATTTTTATTTTTTAGGCAATAAAAAAGAAAAAGCGCTTATGAATGAGAACTTGCAATATAAGATCGAACCATATCCGAAGGGCGACAACAAAAGATACGATGCAAGCTATGTTCCAAGCGTTCAGGGCGTGTTGTTTTGATCTAAAGGGCGCAATGTATGTTGCGCGTGTTCTGATCTTCTATTGTCATCCCATAAGACTTTGTAATAATAATGAACCGACCCTGCGCTATTTGTTTTGGTAAATACTTCTGTAATTTTTCCGTTTCTATAACGTGGGGGGATAGCTGACGATGTATAAGAAATTTTTTTTACTGATTGCCCGATTGCATATTTTTGCCCGACTAGAATTGCCATAAGAATTTGTTTTGTAGTTTTTTTATTTTACCAAATTAGTCAAATTAATTTCTTGACATATATATTTAATTATATTATAATTAAAGTGTACCAAACAAAGCAAACCAAAATGGCTAAAACAAGAACAATTACCGCCACATTTCCAAACGGCGATCAAGTAACAAGAAAAACAGCAAGAACCTACACACACGTTGTAAGGGCATTTTACAAAGGCGATACAGGCGCAAACAGACGCCATTGGTTCCAAGTCTGGTGTGGTAGACCTGATCTAATGCAAAAACAAATCAAGGTTGCTGAAAACTGGCATTGAAATTTACACCGAAGTTGCGGAAATAACAAACGACCCTTGGGCTGAATAATCAGCCCCTTTTTTTTATCTAATAGTTGACATATCTAATTAATTATATTATAATAGAAATGTAAGCAAAACAAATTAAACCAATGCCAAACTTAAATCTAGAACTTACACCCGATCAGGCAACAGCTTTATATCTTGCCCTCGACAATACAATCTATTTCGGAACAGACTTCAGAGATAGATTCACAAAACAACAGCGTGAAGATGTTCTTGACATTTTCAAGCAAGCTAGACCATACAACCCACAATGGAGGAAAAACAATGGGTAACTTTACAAAAAAAGCTATCTGGGAAAACAATCAAAGATTACTAGGTAGACAACAAATCCTGAAAGAAAAACTTTTAGAAGTCAAAAAATTGAGAAGCGAGATCGCAGAACTTGAAGCGATCAAGCAATCATTACAGGAGGTTCAGTAAATGGCTAATAGGGAAAAGGGAACAGCGGACGCTGACAAGTATTCTGAACTAATTCAGGTACTTGTCAAACCCGCAACAAAAAAAGAATTACAAACACGCGCGATTATCGAAGGAAAAACTCTTTCTTGTCTTTTGCGCGATGTTTGCGAAGATGTAGCAGATCAAGAATACGAAGTCGAATAATGGAAGAAGAAAAACCAAAAGCGGGTCGAATTGAATTTGACGTTAAAAGACAATTATGGATTGTTTATAACGGCGAAGAATGGGTCGAAGTCGATCTTAAAAAACATCGTTGCAATTTCAATAATCCGAATATGAACAAATATTAAATATTGAATATTGACACCGTGCCATTTTGTGCCATTGTGTGGATGAATTAAACCAATTATGACCACTAACAAACCAATTCGTGTACAAATCAAGCCACAAATTGTCGCACTTTTAGAACCAATTAAACCAGAACATCAGTCCATGTCTACATTCATTAACGATCTACTTTATCGAACATCAAAGGGGTTGACTCCATATGTTACCCTGAATTTATCAAGCGAACAAAGTTCGCCAGAAAAAACAAAAGAAAAAAAACAAGAGAGCGCAGATAAATTCTCTAATATAGAATCTATTAATAAGAATAAGGAAAAGAAAAAAATTGACCCTTTTTCTTCTGCAAACATCAAAAAAGAATTAATTCCCGATGATCTACAAAGACACGCCGATTTAATTGTTGAATGGTGGCCGATAAGACACAAGAAAAAAGCAACTTGCAGCGAAAAGGTCGCACAACGCATCTTTAAGACTTTAAGATCGTTTACCCTTGAAGATCAAATTAAATCGCTAGAAATGGCAATTATTGGGGGTTACAAAGATGTTTATAAACCTAACGACAAGAAATTCTTTAAAAAAGAAGAACCAGTTGTAAATCATCCCGCATCGAGGGTATTTACAGCGGAAAGGGGGTTTGAATAATGGAAAGGCTTGCTGATGTTGGTTCTATCATCAGAACCTTAAAAGCGGGATTACATAAGCCAAACCCTGCAAACCCTGACCGCAAGATGTGGACGCTGACCGATCTCGACAAGAAAACGGACGGATGGCAAACTGTGGAGGACGATTGCAACAATGCAAAATCACGTTTCCCAAAAGGTTATCAGGGCGTAAAGCATCGAAACCTTGCCCGCACTCAACAAGTCGAAGAACGTGTCGAAGTTGTAAACCCGAAAGATTACCCGACATGAAAACAGCCGAAAAGATTGACAAAGCAAAAATCCGTATAGCAGAACTAGAACTGCTTATCAAATTCTGGGAACAAACTAAACCGAAAAAAACAAATGGAAACTAACGACCTACCACTTTTTAATTATCCAGTTGCACCGAGCAACCAAACAGAAACATCAAAAGATGCCGCCGAATCTATAAAAGACAAAATAAACGGGATGTGTCTTGATGTTTTACGATGTGTGAGAAACTTTGAAGATGGGCTAACTTGTGACCAAGTAGAAGAAATACTTGGGATGAAGCATCAAACAGCATCAGCCCGCCTTAATGATTTGTCAAAATGTCAACCCGCGTTCCTTCAGCATCGTTTCGATTCATCAACAGGGAAACCTTTAAGACGCCATACGCGAAGTGGCCGAACAGCAAGAATTTATTTTGTGACGCCTTACGGAATGTCGGTGGCATGAAAAAATTACTCCCGCCGCTACCTATCGCAAGGATAGAAAAAACCCACAAATACATCTGGGAACCGACAGGCGAACAGCTTGCATTTTCAACAACTCAAGTTTGTAATACAAAAACGCCTGAACAATTAGAAAACATTGAACGCTACCGCCATAAATGGCAACCGCGCGGAGAAACAGCGCATTATGCTTTGCAACAACGTATGCTTGGCAACGACAAAATCGAAATGGGCGATTATGAAGATTGGATTAAGCCTTTAATGGATTTGGAACTGTGGGAAGATTTCGAGCCGTGGGCGGTTGAATATATGCTTTGCGATCTTGAAAAATCTGTCGGCGGTCAACTTGATCTTCTGGGCTATGACAACAAATCAGAAAAACTTATGTTGATTGATCTAAAAACACAATCGCAGAAGTATGCAAAACCTTATTCAACAGATGCGCAGATGGGAAGCTATCTTGAAGCGCTTGCAGAACATCACAAAATAATTCCTGATGTATGTAAAACAATCTGGGCTAGACCGAATAAATGTGTAGTTGGCGAAGATCAACACACGATTGATTGCGCTTATGCTTGGTCGCAGGCGTGGAAAAGGTTTGATTCTGAACAGGGGGGATTTTAAATGAAAAAAACTTTTGGAGAATGGTTATTCAATTACAAAGGAAAAGACCCAATAATTAAAGATTTGCGTGAAGATTACAGAAAAGATTATCGTGTAAATTTTGCACCAGAAAACAGACCCCATATAAAAACCGCTGATTTAATGATGTGGCATATTGGCTTATCATTCGGCTGTACAGAAGCTAAAAATGCTTGCAAAAAAGCCGCAAAACTATATGGAGAAACTTTAATTGATTGGGATTAATGAAAGAACTTGAATTTCGTGTTGTAGGTTTACCCGCGCCGCAGGGTTCAAAAACTTTGACAAGATACGGCGGAT